TTCCTGAGACTATCCATAATCCCCGGAGTGTCTACCGACCCGCTTTCCAAAAACTTTTCAACTCGAATATCCAAGGGAGCCGTTGTGGTAGTTGTTGTTGCAGCGTCTACTGTAGCATCTACTGTAGCACCTCCAGCACCTCTCGTCGGGTCTTGTTGGGGCAAACCTTTAAGTTCTTTTGTCACTCTTCCGTCGGGAAATCTTTTTACAATAAAACCGCCTTCTTCTGTAATAGTGGGAACGCCGGGCAACTGTGTTCCAGCTACATCAATTCCGTCAACCTTCTGCAAAGCAGTACCCGCACCACCCGGTCTAGGCGTTCCCGACTGTAAAACGGCTTCTCTAGCAGCAACCTGTTCTGCTGCTGTGCCGGTCATTCCTTGCCCCGCAATAAATACTCTGGGATTGTATTTAATTCCTTGCCCCACTAACATTTGATCGACAGTCAAACCTTTGCTAAACCCATCGTTGACGATGTTTTGAATAGTATTGCCGTCCACGCCTCTTTTTGTTAATTCGGTAGATAAAAGCTCTAATTTGTTAGCCGCGAGAGCCGCTGGCTTCCCTGTTCCCAAGGTTGCTCCAACATCAATAGAAGGACCCCCCGCAGCCGCTAAACCGTCTGCAGCAGCCGCCGCTTGAGCAGCAGTAGCCCCGGCAGCTTTACCTGCTGCGGTAGCTTCAGCAAAGGTTCGAGTGAATCCTCCAGACCCTAAAGCGCCTTCTTTAGCGCCAGCCAAGAACTTTCCACCTTCTTTAACCGCTGAAATTCCGCCACCAATGGCGTTCATTGCACCCGCCGTTAACCCGCTTATTGCAGCAGCTTTAAAAGCGTCTTTTAAGTTTCCACCTTGTATTAAAGTTGCAATACCACTTCCTAATGAAGCCCCTAAAGGCCCCAAGAAGATTGCGCCTACAATAGGTAGTACGACAGATACCGCTTTTTTAAGGAATTTACCCAGTTTTTTGAACATTTTCTTGAGGAAAAACTCAGGTTGTCCTGTAACTGGGTTAATTGAATTTAGTTCATTACCAATGACATAACGCTCTGGCTCAAGGCCCATGTCGCGCATTTGTCTAAATATGTTTTCTTTTAGTATGGGATTTTTACGGAATACTTCCATCGGAATGACTGTCTCGCCTTCCGCTGCGTGGACCATAAACTCGTCTTCATGGCGTCCGTATTCAGCAAGCTGATCTGCTACCTGTTTGACCGAAGCAATACCGCCTGTAGGTATGTCATCTTCATCATCGTCTGCAAACATACCCTCTCGGGCAGTCAGAAAGGTTGCTATACCGCCCGCAGGAATTTGAATGGGCTCTATGTCATCAAAATCTTCAAATTCGTCGTACTTTAAAGCTGCTTCTGCCATCTTTGATATACGCCTCTTTTATAATGTCACAACAATTGAACCGCCAGTAATTACCTGAACGATTCCTATGCCACCTGTGGCGCTTAACCCCGATGTAGCCGGAGAAGATAGTTCGACCCAAGCCGTTCCAGTATACAACTGTAACGCCTCTACGGTCGTGTTCCAGATTATATCACCAGCCTGAAACTTTAACTCGTCAAGTTCCGCGGCCGTAAATTGCGGAGTAGAATCCGGATCAAAAGAGTCTAAACTTATTTCAAGTAAACGTACAGTCCGATTGAAGGTTTCAGGGGGTACATTTTCCCCTACAACAAAGGGTAATCGGCCCTGTAAAAGCTTGCTCATCTTCTTCCATTAGGCTGTAGATCAAGCCGCGTTCCGCCAATCCTAAAACCGACACCCTCTCTTACACCAGTAGATGCGTCATCATCTGATTCAAACCGCAAAGCCGCTTGTCTGGCACGGCCCCGCATGTCAATTTTTGTAGTAGAAGAGGTAAAGCTTGTCGTCTGGTCCGTGCTCAATGAATCGCCCGGATAGTTACGTTGTTTAAGTACCACGTTAATTTGCTGGCCGCTGCCTCCGCTACCCGTAAATTTAACGTCCGGAATCATGCGGCGAATAAACTGGAATTGCTCCCCGTCACCTATATCAAAGTCTGCGGATTCAATATATACGTCGTCCATCGGGCTTCCGTCGGCATCGTTACCTGTTTCATGCTGGTATAAATAGTTTGTCGAGCTTGAAACGCCCGCGGCCCTTGGAAAAGCAACAATCCCTTCATCTAGCCACGCAGTACGGGAAAGCTGACCAATACTCCACACCTGTTCTACATAGTTGTAGGTAACGTAACGATCTACGGATATAGAATCCGTAGAACAGTAAAACCAACCAACTTCATTAAATTGTTTGTTTAAAAACCCAAAGAACTGATACGCCTGTCCTTCGTTTAAATTATCAAATACATAAGAATGAACGGAACAAGGGACTGGACTTACCGCACCGCTATAGGTGTAAAACCCTTTTTTGTCCATCCAGAACACCCCAGCCGGACTGTTAACCATTGCATTTGGTCCGACCAAACTAACGCCTTCGTTAATTAGGTTGAGTCCAAAGGTCAACGGAGGACCTACAAACTGAAGACTGTACAACGCCACGTCTGTCCATATTAAGGTTTCCTGACGTGCTCGCATTCCACCAATAATTTCAGACCCTGCTGAACAACGTAAAGATCCTGCAGTATTAGTGGATTTAGGTTCCCATTCAGCCGGATTTTCCTGATCTGAAAACGCTACCAACAGAGGATCTATTGATCCCGAACGAGATCCCCCACTAATAGGGTCTGCACCCAAGACAATAACGTGTCGATCTACGTCAGAAACCAGTACTTGAAGACCCTTGGTTGGCGCTAAATTAGCACCACTTAACGCGGTTAATGCAACAGCGCGGTCTGTTCCTAACGTTTTTGCACTCGTATCCCAGTAATAAATCCCTCCTGCTCTAGGACAAGCAATCAAGTCTTCCCCGAAGCTATCCATAGACCAAAGGCGTAACTGGTTTAAGTTACTTAAAGAACTAGTAGAACCCCACGTTCCACCGCCCCACGTTCCCGCTCCAAAACCAGTACCGTCAACAAACACATCTAACCCAATGTTTATCTGGTAAGCCCCTACGGTAGAACCTCCACCGTTGCCCGAATCACTAGCGTTTGCAGTTAACGTGTCGCCATCAGCATCTTTCGCCGTAATTGTATAGGTGCTGGTAGAAGGAACCGTAGCAATTTCATATTCCTGATTTATAGCAGCCGCAACAATGTTGCCGCCCAGCGAAGCGGCTCCTGAAAAAGTAACGAAGTCTCCTTGTGACGCGCCATGAGCGGTATCCGTCACAGTAAGGGTGCTTGATCCGTTGGTCGCGGCAAAAGTTACGTCACCCGCACTAGTTGTACTCCGAATCGGGGTAATATCGTTATAGTTTGTACCTTCCTGAATATAAAGTTTTGTTCGGGTTCCAAGACCAAGAAGTTTTGTTCCAGCTAAATCAACCCACCCTAATAGTTTTCTGCCAGTACCGTTGTAAGAAGTCTGAATAAGCTTTGACCAGCCCCCTATTTTTTCCGGAAAACCGCCGCGAAAACGGATTAAATTACCGTCATACCAGCCTCCTTCAGCGGTGTAATCGGTGCCAGACTTATTAATCCCAGGATTAAATAGAAACTTCTGAAGAGGCATTACACTTGTCTCCAATCTAAGTTCTGAAACATCAAAGACTCCGCTTGTCGCCTTCTAACCAAACCTTCAAGAACCTCTCCTCCCGCACGATTCCAACGGTTCATTTCAGAAGGAACCCGGTCAAATTGACCCCCGTTCAAAACCTTTAACATAGTACTTTCACCAAGGTTTGTTGGGCCAAGGTTATAGACCCACGCAACAAGTGAATCGAACTCGTGCTGCTGAAGATCCACCCGTACCATGTCGTTTATATAGCCTTCATACTCGTCCATTTCATCAGCAAGCATGGTTTCTGCATCTTCCATTGAACACGTTTGACCCTCTTCTACGCCTTTCGTATGTCCATAGCCAATGGTCCAAACACCCACACTGTCCTGATAAGCTGTTGTTTCGCAGCCTTCAAAATGCCTAATTAATTCCAAGCCATCGTTACTTATCTTCATCGGGTTGCTCCGCGTCCAATTCTCGATAGTATTTTAAGATACTCAGTACCTGCCTTAAATACCTTTTTACTTCCGCCATATTTGTCGAAAGGTTCTCATAACCTTTAGTCGTTAAAGCATACCATACGTTTGTTGGTGCGTTTCCTTCGTTTAAATCATCCAGATACTCTTGCATAAGTTCTGGGTTTAGGACTGTCCATTCAACGGGAACGGGGTCAATTTGATTAGGGAGAGGAGGGTGATACGTGGGTGATTTTTTAACGATATTAACCACTTCCACGGGTTTAACTTCAGGAATTTCCCGCTTTGAACCAAGTATAGAACATCCACTAACCAGCAGAAGTATTAGAAATATCAGTATTTTCATCAAACTGTGTTTCATCGGTTATGTCTTTAAGGTCATTGAGTACTGACTTCGTACCGCGATTGATAATATTCTCTATTAATTTGGGCTTTCTGATGGACAACACATCCATAGAATGCCGTGAGAACTTTTTTCTAATATCGGTTACCTCGTTTTGGGCCACCATGTTTTCTTTTGTAAGCCTTTCAACCTGACTAATCATCATTTCTTGGTTTTCAACAGCTTGCTTTAAGTTCTCATTTTGCTGTTCAATAGTACTTTCTAAGGTTTTTTGGTTCTGGATCGATTGTTCTAACTTTAAATGAAAAGCGTCTATTTCAGCCTGAGTTTTATCGTAATACATTTTAAAAGAACCCGCTAAAACTACTAAAGCCAAGCCCAAACCAGCACTTAATTTAAACCCCATACTTATACCAAAAAATTAATGTTTGTCGGGGATTTCCCCGATTGAAGTTCTATCTTATTGTTTTTAGCAACATACAACGTGGTATTTAATTGTTCCACTCTTTGCTTACGTTCTTCAACCTGAAGATCATCCATCAACCGTTGATACTTCTGTTCCGCTACCTGCCTCCAAGCTATTTGATTGACAGGATTTGTCGCTCCTACGTCCATAACTTCTCCTAACCTTTAAACATTAATATAGCTAGGCCAACTACAATTCCAGCGGCAACTAAGCCTGTAATTATAATCACTGTTATCAATATAATACGTTGGACTAACTCTGCCCGTTGCTTTTTCTGTTGGGCCAGCATCTCCATATGTCGTTTGCGCTTTGCTGCTTGGTCAGCCTTGGCTTTCACATAGGTTGTGTGAAGGGCCGGATCAACCACTATGAGCATATTCTCAAGATCCTTTTCGTACCGCTCTTGCTGTCTACGCATCATGGAAATCTTTAAAAGATCGCTATGGCTGACATTAACAAACTTTTCTCTTTCGTTCTTCTCAAGATCATCCAAACCTTGACCGAAATCGAGAATAGCAGACATGACTCGTTGCGCCCCACCTTGAGCTTCACTAGCAGACTCTATTAACTTGCCAATCTGGTTTAAAATTGCCGCAGCCGCAGCCACGCTTTCGATGATCATGGCTCACCTTCAGTTAGGGTTTGCGAGACATATAGGCAGTAGCACCGAAATAAAGACCTATAATTGAAGCTTGGCTAAGAAATAACATATCGCTTAATGACGAAAGGGTTGAAAGCCGGTCCTCTGGGACAAACGGCATTAAAGGAAGTAACGAATACGCGACCATAGAAGCCATCGCTACCCACGCTATACGCCTCTGAGAGTCTTGCTTTTCTTCTCTAAGGTCTAATTCGATCATTTGAGTGGCCCGTTCTAGCTCTTCATCACTAACGGTTCCATCATTATCTATATCGTATTTAGCCCAAACTGAATTTTCTTGTAGCTTTTTAGTCATTATCTTTTAGTCTTTGTTGACGATAAAACTCCAGGTATTCTTCCCATCGAGCAAATCGTTTTTCTTCGTGAATATAAAATAACCCGCTGTATACACTCATTATCAATCCCAAAACTTTTGGTTAGCTCCAGCCATCACGGGCTTACAGTAAGCGGTTATTTTTTGCTGTTTGATCCCGCCCCTGCAAAGAGCATCTCTGCAATTATGTTCTATCCAGTAAGCAAACTGCTGGCAACGATGAATGTCTTTGAACAACATACTCTCTGCGCCATCAACAACATTGCCCTCTACGACTGTTATTAGCATAAATGCTAGAATTGCGCCTTTCATTGGTCATAGAAATTTGGTGGCAAAAATACTAGCGGCTATGAATGGGTATACTCCCCATATAAGCATCTCCAAACGCTTAAACTTTGCTGAGCCTTCGTCAAGACGCTTCTCAATATACTCGTACCTTATAGCGCATTCCCTTTGATGGGTTTTAATTTCTGATAAAGCTTCCTGAGATTTAGAAACGGGTTCTTTGGATTTGTTCTTTGTGGAAACTTTTTTAGCGGCCATCAGTCTGCCTTTTTTGTAAATTGGATGGGGTTGACGGTTGAACCTTGTTTTGCCTTACCAATATTCAGAGCAATCGTTTCAAGGATAGGGTAGATGTACTTTCCCATAAACTCATTGTCTTTAGGTGTAGGAGTAGCTGCACAGATTGCACTGCTCACTGTTACAAAGAGGCTCGCGTAAATAAGAATATCAGCGATAAAGTCCATTATAAATCCTTAGTGTTTTGTTCCATCTTCTGCCACCTTCCATACATTTAAGTTTGCAGCGACCGTGCGCCGTTCTCCGTCACCCTCGAAAGGGTAAACCATGTGTGATAACCAGCTAGGAAACATCAATAGCTTTCCTACTTCTGGCTTAATAATAAAAGTTTGTGGGGGCGCTAAACGCTCCACATCTAATAAGCTATTACGTCCATAACTAAAAGCTAAACAACCATCAGAATTACCACTAGAATTATACAGGCTGTATTCTGGGCTTCCCGCTGTAGGCAGATCTAGGATTTGTTGCGGTACTTTTGTCCATGTGGTGCAGGAGACTCCCATAAGTGTTTTAGTACCATGATCATGAATAGGATTGTAGTCGCCCATATAAGAGTGAACACTCCAAAGCTCATCAGTTAGTACCTCTCTTTTTCCAGCTAATATATTTCCCGATTGAGCGTGAAATTGTTTAATGTAGTCCATTGCCAAGCCTTGAATCGTCCAATTAAAGTCTTTTAACTCTTCGCAATGATGATCCATTGTAAGCTGCTGACCATGCCCTATCTGTCCTACAAGCGTACCTGCATGGCTTTTACGTTCCTCATCTACCATTAAGTTATCAAGATAGTTGTTAAGCGTTCCTACCATACTTTCAGATAGTTGCGCTTCTAACATAAACACTGATGGTAACGAATGAAATGTAAAATGTTGCGGCTCCATTAGTGTGACTCAGAAACAACCTCAGTATTTAAGTTTTCCTCTGAAATATTAGCTACATTGCCTTCTTCTGGGGCCTGTTCTTTTAATTCAGCATGGAATCGTTCACGCATTGCGCCGATTGCTGATAACTGATCACCGCTAAACAAGCCTTGTTTTGCCGCTACGTCAATCAACGCTAAGACATTTGCCAGATCGTGAAGTTGTATATATTTAGTTTCCATTTACCAAGGTACTCCTGTTCCTGTTGTTGGTGTTTTTGATTCTGTAATTTGGTCAGCGACCGATTTTTCGTATGCGGCTACTTGATCTGCGCCGAGAGCCGCTTTCGTCCATGCGATTGCGTTAGTTTCCGTGATGTCAGCGTAAGCCGTAAAAGATGAAAGATCAGATGTATCTATCCCAATCGATCCATAACATCGACCGATATGCGTGACCTCATCATCACCCGAACCCACTTTTTCGGAATCGGCTACTTGCCAATGGATAACTGTTACCACATCTTTTTTTGAACTGAGCGAAGCCGCCCGAACTAAGTTTACAATGCTCCATGTTGCTGCCATGTTTATGCTTCCTATGTTGTTTCGTTCGATAAATCTTGTTGAAGTGGTTCTGTTATTACCCGTCCGTCTGAATCCGTCCAATCAGTATCTTTCATGTGCTGATCGTGACGCTCGCCTACAACCATCCATGAGATGGTGTCTGTGCAAGTGTTGTCTTGAGCGGTAATGGTAAGGATGTTTCCAGAGACAGAACCTTTGATAGCCGTCCAACCAGATTCATTTGAAGTAAAACACTGGGTATTTGTATTTAATAAAACAAAAGTGCCTTCAGTCATTCGTCCAGCAGTGTCAAGATTAACCGTTGCAGAACCCCCGACTAAATCTACTGCGCCGCGATAAATCAAATCAGCTTGTGGGCCTTCTATAAACGAATGGACTAGATCATGAGTATCTTTCTTTGCGGGTAAAGGGTGGGTAATTCTAAAAGACCCAGAAGCTTTTGAGAACGCACCATGTACCTGTACATCACCATTTTGATATAGTTGAAGGATGTTTGTGTTTGAGCTTGAAGCTCTGTACGAATATATTAGATAATCCGTTGTGCCGCTGAAAACCGCCAACAGCCCAAATCCTACATTGGCACTACCAACCCAGTTTTGTGCGTAAAAATCACCCCCCGACCCTTGCAAACTCAAAGCAGCGTCTAAGTAGTTAGAACCCACTTCTCCCGTATAAACTCGCAACCCGTTGTCGTGCGTGTAAGTTCCAGCCGTTGCGCCTATCAAAACTTGTCCGAGTGAATTAATCCTCATCTGCTCTGTACCGCTATAAGAGTCATTAGAAGATTGCGTTCTAAATATTATATTGTTGTTAGTTGCAGTTGAGTGTCCATAACAATCAATGTACAGGCTATCAACCGCACCAATTCCAGCTTCCTGACCGTCTGTACCGTCAAGAACAACAGCGTTACTCGATCCTCCTGCTATTTCTAAAAATCTATTCCAACCGGCATTACTAGTTGGACTTGCAGTTCCAATTCCTACGTTTCCACCAGAAGTAATACGCATAGCTTCAGCACTAGCAGAACCTCCTGTTCTTCTATGAAAAGCTAAATCTCCTAGATAAGTTCCTGTCCACTCATTAGCAATGAGCCATCTTGAAGCTCCGGAAGTTCTAGTCTCTAACGCAATACCTGAATAAGTTGCTGAATTGTTTTCGTTATGTCCTCCAATTAATATGTTTGCATTTCCATGCGTTACGCCCACGTTGCCACTTGTAGACACGCCGCCTGTTCCGCTGTCTACAGATGTCATCCTTAATAAAGGAGCTGCTATACCTGCCCCGAAATCTCCTCCTGCGGTGATCGTTGCCGCAAAAGCATTGTTGGTATAAAAGTCTATATCTGTATTTGCAACATTGTAAACAAGCACATCACCCGAAGTGTTACCAGCAAGACCAACGAACACTCCTCCCGTGTTGTGGTCATTATAATAAGCAGTTTGTGCGCCTACCCCGCTCCCGCTGGCGTGTAAATCCAATAGAACGCTGCCGCCTGAAAATGTGCTTTGACCAATTGCCATAGCACCATTAGGGATAGCTGCTTTTCCAGAATTTAAAGTTAAAGTTTTAGTTTCAGTACCATTTACTGTTGTATAAAAATCTAAAAGACCATCTTCTGAACCATTACTAGCATCAGTAATTTGACCTACCATGTAACCAAATCTAGTTAAGTTTCCACCGTCATCATCAGCGTTAAAAGATATTAAGCCAATATAATCATCATCTGCGGGGCTACCACTGTCTCTTGTTAAAGCTAGTCTTGGCCCTGAATTTTCATCAGCGTCTGTACTCTTTAAAGTAAGAACATTAGAGTTATCATCAACAGTAATCGTCAAAGTACCGTCTGGGATAGCTACGTCTTTGTTTTCATCAACAGAGATGATGGGAGTTGTTCCTACTGTTGATCCTAATCCAATAATCAAGTCATCAGCAGAATCATCTAAGCCAATGTAAAAATCTTGTGCATTTCCATCGAAGACTATCTTGGTATCTTCTGCCCCAGCATCACCTAGTGTTATTGTAGGAGTTGCTCCATCGATCAACAAATTGCCGCTAACGCTCAAATCGGTAAACGCTTCAGTGACAGCCGCGCCACTTCCTGCCCCATCGAGATAGACAGCTTTAACATGGCCGTTGGGGATTGTTACATTAGCTCCTGATCCTTGGCTTATAATGATACTCTGCGAGCCTGAAGTTGCGTTTTCTATAAAATGTACGCGACAGTCAGTATTTGGGCCAATAGTAATCGTACATGTAGAATCAAGCGTTCCGGTGTACTTGATGTACATGGCCCTACCCGGATCAGTTGTCCCGTCTGCTACTGTGGTGGCGTGTGTGTCAGCATTGGTTGTTATTCCTTCCGTCCCATACCCCAGTGCCTCGCCAATCAGCTCCAGGTTAGTATTTGTGCTTGTTCCCCAAGTTCCTGATTCATCGCCAGTGGCGATCTCTTTTAATCTTAGGTCATTAACGTAAGTTGCCATTTATGCTACCTCTTTCCAATCTGGTGTTTGACTGTCATCAATAGTTGACCAACCCGGCGTCTGGCTGTCATCAATACTTGCCCAATTCGCTGTCTGGCTGTCATCAATAGGTCCCCAAACATTAACGCCGCTTGTTGTACAAGCCGCTTCCACTCCTGTCGGGACCACATTTGCATCGCCATCGAACGTAACCGCTCCAATAGATCCAGTGAGGGCATCCATCGAAACTTCGATGGTGTTGCTCGTAATGATGCTGACGCTTCCAAGCCCTGTTGTTCCTGCCACGCCTGTGACAGAGACTGTCGCCGTCCCCGTAACCGTAACCGATCCCAAAGCTCCTGTACCAGCAACACCGGTAACCGAAGTGCTTGCATCAGCCGAGACTGAAACTGACCCAAGCGTTCCTGTACCTGCCACTCCCGTGGGAGAGACAGTTGCCGTACCTGTGACCGTAAGCGTACCAAGAGTACCAGTGCCTGATACCCCAGTAGGACTAACATTCGCATCAGCGGATACAGAAATCGATCCAAGGGTCGCTGTTCCTGCAACTCCTGTGACGCTGACATTCGCATCCGCGCTAATCGAGACGGTGCCAAGAGTGCCTGTCGCATCAGGTACTGCTTCACCATTACCCCACGTTCCGTCACCCCATCCATGAGAAGACGAATTCCATCCATCAAATGCAACCTTAATGTCAGCCACACGTTATATCCTATGCGATTCTTATAATCGCGTTACTAGCATCTGCTGCTGGAAACTGGATAGTGAAGTCACCGCTTGTGGATGTCTTATCCGCTCCAAAATCTAGTGCACACACTGCACGGTTAGCAGAACCGGCTGTAGTAGAAGAGTTATAAATTAACGCCCCTCTTGCCGTGATTGTACTACTAGACCAAGTGCTATCTGCAAAATCAGTTAACGCTGTTGTACCGGATGAACTTGGAGTTACATTAGTGAGTGTATTACCCCCCGCTGTATAATTCGTACCAGTAGCAGATACTTCGTTAGTCGTTGCATAAGCCGTAGTAGAAGCTGACATTGTTGCACTACTAGTATACAAAGCAATCTTGAAGGTATTGCCCGTACCCGTAGTGGTAGTTGTTCCTCCACCAGAGCCGTTTTGAAAGTTGTGTATTCCCTGAAGTAACTCAGACTTAAAAGAAGTACACATTGCTGTCGTAATCGCCATTACAGTCTCCTTAATATATCAGCAATGTCTGGATGACCCTGCTGAATAAACTCGTTCATAAGCGTGGTTCTATCGCTTCTAATACCTTGTAGAATAATACCCAAAACCACATGATAAATGCGATTTTTAAAGGCTTCTGCCTGTTGCCTTACTATAGGATCTACCGAATCTGAAACGCTGACTATTTGTTCAACAGCCCGTTCAGCTAATTCTTCAGGAGACAAACCTCTATTTTCAGTCGTTTTAACAACAACATCTCCTATGCTCGAATCAACAGCTAACTTAAACATTATCTACCTTTTGAAATATCGTATCGGTATTCATCCTTGGCACCATAACCTTCTCCAAGATCTTTTAAAGCTGCAATTGCTTGTCCAAAACGTTGCTCATACTGAGCGGTTTCTTCTGGAACTTTTAAGAAAGTTGCCGCTTCTACTAAAGTACCATATAACAAAGCGTCTGGCGCGTTTGTTGATAACCATGTCGTTCCGCTGTCTGCGCCCGCTGTCAAAGACGCGGGCCGGTATTTATAGTGTAGCTCAAAAGTATAGCCACTATCTGGGGTTGGGGCCAAAATAAAGGTAGTGTCGTCAAATAACCCGTAATATTTTGGGGTTCCCTCAGTTGAAGCAACCGGCGTGTATGAACGAATAAAAGAAACATGCTTAAACAACAAGTAGTTATATTCACTGCTACTAATAACCGCCAAGCTATACGGAGCTAAAAAGTCACTGGGAGTAGACAAATAAGTAGTGCCGTTTGTTGCAGTTCCAGTCACGTTTTTTCTAAAAACCGGCAATTCAATGTTTTTTAATATACGTTCTTCAGATTCTTTTATGAACGTAGGTAGTTGTGTATCAAACGTCGTTTCTGACGTTTCACAGTAATCTTTTACGGCTGTCTTTAAGCTGGAATATGTAAAACTCATGTTGTAGTCACCGTTACTGTACCCACTTGACCAATGCCTCGGATAGGCGTGAATGTACGCTCTGTAACTAAAGGAACACCAACGGAAACTACCGTGGGTTCAACCCGGTCGGGCCTAGCGTTCCTCAAAGCCTGGGGATCATTTGCGTTAGGGGAAGGAAACAATTGCGGCTGTTTAGGATCAAATTCATCTGGACCAACCAAAGAACCGTTCCATTCCCGCTTCATAGAGTTCAGCTTGTATCGAAAACCAGAACGATCTGATATTCCGTAAGCGTATTTTCCTCTAGCAAATGCTCCCATCGTTACGACCTATACGTTTCGTATGAAGGGCTTATGCGTAAAGAAGCACGATCTCTATCTTCGTCAAGAGCCCGTTGTAATTCTTCTTCATAGATTGTTTTTAACGCGCCCATTAATTGAGGGTTTCTTTTCATCGAAAGATAATAAGCCAAGCCCGCTGTTAAACAAGGATAAAACCTGAAAGGAACTTCTGCCGTGTTTGTGTACGCATCTACATCGTCAATTCTAGTCAGCCTGTTAAACTTAACAATATCGGTATCGTTATCTGGTGCGGGCCAAATTTGTAACACAGGCGTTATCTGCCTGTTTAGGAAAAATTGATTTGGTCTACCCGATTGTGACTTGTTAGGTATGTTAAGAAAACTTGAACGGCTTACTCTTTGTATTTCAAAATCAGTGCTGTCTCGGGTGACCACTGCAGACAAGATATCTATTGTGGACTGCACGTTTGTTAAGTCTACCGATGCGGCTAAAGTGCTCGACGCCCCGCTAGTGCCTCCAATAATTGTTTCTCCACTGGAAAACGTTCCAGAAGGAATTGTAATAGCCAAGGTAGTGCTAGAAGGTTTACTGGTAACGCTGGCTGTTGCTGCGCTAGTGCCTCCAGTAAGGGTTTCTCCCACAGAAAAACTAGTAGAAGAACCTACTGTCATTGTTAAAGTTCCACCAGGGTAATCTCTTATGCCCGTAGCTAAGGTTATTGATATTTCTTCAATAGTCCATTGATTTAGGCCACGGTTAGCCCAATCAGCAAACAATAAATTTAAAGACCGCTTTGCACTTCTTAGATCGTAACCAGTGCGAACCTCTAAACCACAACGTTCAAACGCCTCTTCGACGTACTCAGCAACGTCTAATTCGAAATCTTTGCTTCCACTTGTAGCCATTATTTTTTCTTCCTGCGACGGCGCGGTTTGCGAACAGGTTTTTCAGGAGAATAAAGATTATCAAAAACCTTGTTAACGTCCAACGTGTAATCTAATTCACTTTTTGAGTAATGAATGTGCTGAGAAGGTTTAAAGTCAGGGGCACCTTCGCCAGTAGAAAACCACGCAGGATGTGTTACCCGCACCCTGTTGTTCGGCAAGGCTACGATATTACCCGTCCATTTACCTGCATCTAACAACTCTAACACATGCGATTGTTTGTGTTGGGCCGGGTCATCGGCTATTTCATTTTCAGCGTAATCAACGGTGAAATAATACTTTGCCGGGTAAAACTCGCCATCTATCTTAGCAATCCAAGGACAAGGCGTAGCTCGATCTAAAACATAAACCGAGTGGTTATGGGACGAACAATCCCAGGGTTGCGCTGCCCAAACAGGCATAGGTTCAGGCCAACCCTCGTAATCTGAATCAGCAATTAAACCGGTAATTGGCATTCTAGCCCACATTGCGCCGCCGTGTACGTTTTCATCGTCTGTATCGACCTCTGCCCCTGTAAATATAATTTGAAAAGACAAACAACGAGTGGGCATCGTTGTAACAGCCACTGCCATCGCATGAATAAATTCGCCATGATACTTTTCATGGTTGTGGGTGTATTCTTTCCGTACCCAACATTTAAAATACGGGATGTTTGACTGTAGGTACGCCATTTACTGTTATGGCGTAAGTTTTTTAACAGTCCCACCCTTATTCATCATGCGCTTTTTCTTTGTGCCACCTTTATTCATCATTTGGTTTTTCTTAACCGCGCCGCCCTTATTCATCATGCGCTTTTTAAGAGGGCTGTTTTGATTCATCATTTGATCGTTCTTAACAGCTCCGCCTTTATTCATCATGCGCTTTTTCTTTGTGCCGCTTTTGTTTTTTTGTTTTTTGACGGCTGCGTTACCTATATTTACTCTTGAACCCGGCATAACTACCTCACGTGTATGTTGTTACTTTCCGACGGTCGCTTAGTACAGCGCCGCAACCTTTTGCAATCTCTTGACGCACTTCGCCGCCACGAGACATGTTTTTTACCGTTGCTTTTTTCGTGTTTTTAACAACGGTTTTACCTTTCGACCCTTCCCGTTTTTTCTTTTTGGCAGTAGCCGCTCGTTCTGACTTACTTAGCGAACGTGCTTTGGCTAACGGAAGACAACGGTCTGGATTTTTTTTGTCTTTTGAAGTGCCACAGTCACCAACAATATTACCGCTGCTGTCAATTCGCACCCATTTTTGATCACGCCATTTTTTTAACTCACCCATCAGGCTTTTTTCCTTTTGGATTTTTTTGCGTAATTAGGGTCTTTGCAATACTTAGAAGCCGCCATGTTTGCATAAGCAGACGGGTAGGTATCAAAAGTGCGCTTTGCCCAAGCCTTTCCAGCAGGACAAATTTTGCTTCCTTTACTTTTTTTAGAAGCTGCGCCGCCCTTTTTATAATAGGTCAAACCTTTTGGCATAGAGGCGCGATTCATTTACCACGCCTCACACGACCAATAACGCGCCGTGAACTTATCTTTTGCGGTATCGCAGTTATGGCGGGCTCTAAAACTTTTTCGACGTTTAGGCTGGCTTTTTTTAATGGTCATATCAGGATCGCCAAAACGAACCATCTTAACCTGATCGCCTTTTTTAGCTAAAACTACAGACTTTTTAGCCCCACCTTTTGAACGTTTTGGCTGGTTATACCCAGAAAACGTTTCTCCACGATACTCTATTCGCCCAGAAGGCAGCCTTTTTACGTTCTTTACCGTTGCCATATCGTTTTACGCATGGAAAGAAGTCAGGGTAAGGAACGTGCTTACGTTGTATTGAATGTAAACTCCACTGCCAAACAAAATACCCTCTTCCGGAATAACCACATCTCTAGTCGCAGTTGCGGACCCCACAGAACTTATTTTCATTAAACTCGTTCCTGAAGGGCTAGACGTGCGAAAATCA